CAATCTTTGACGTGTCATATACGGTATTACCTTTTTTATCTTTAATGGCATTGCCTTTTTTATCTTTCTTTGCTGCGTAGGTAAATATTCCTTGCTGTCCCGCTTTCTTTTTGTCAAGGTCAGCCTTTTTTAAATCCTCAAGTTGTTGTGCATCTAAACCAGCAATGTAGTCTCTAAATTCTTGTGGAACTTTTAATGCAATAAGTTTTTGCTGTAAGCCATCAAATAGTTTAAACATATTAGCAACATTCTTTTTTGCAGCAGGACTATTAAATGCTGCAAGCATAGACTCAATTGGTTTCTTTGCATTAAATGCCTGATCTCTAACCATTTTAATACGCATAGCAAGAGATTCTAAGAATGCTAGAGGATCTTCTTTCTTTCCTCCACCTCCAGGAGTTGCTCCTCCAGCAGTTTTACTATCTACTACTGGTTTAGTTCCAAGTGCAATCTCAGTTTTTGCTCCTGCAACTGCAGCAGGATCTACTCTGACTTTTGTAATAAGTGCATCAATTTCTAACTCTGTTTGTTGTTTAATATAAAGGTCAACGTCTGCTGGAGCAGTCCCCGCTTTTCTAAGTGCATTTAATTTATCAACTGCTATTTGACCTGCTTGTGATCTAAAGTAGTTCCTTGCTTCTTCACTTGCATAGTCCATTGACATAATCTGCTTGTATACAAGTGTATACGTTCTAATTGCATCTGTTTGTTTTTTACTATCGCCTTTGAATTCTTTATTTACATAGTCAAGGAAACCATTATCTACCTTTACGTTTGTGTCTTTTGAAAATTGAGCAACATCATCTTGTGTTATAGGTTTACCCTTAAGGGCTTTTATTTTTGTTTCAAGTTCATCAAGCCTATCTATATAATATTGAAGTCCAGAAACTCCCCCTGCTTCTTTAACAACAACCTCCATGTTAATTTCTTTACCATCAAGCCAAGAAGCAAGTCCAAACAAATCTGATAATTTTTTAAATGAATCATTATCTTGTGTTGTTACCTCCAGGGCTATTTTTTGTGCGTATTCTTTATCTTGGAAATTTGTTAATAGCATTATAAACTCTGCAGTTCCTGATGCTCCATGCATTCTTGTTCCAATATCTAAAACTGTTTCAAGTTGTGGCAAATTACCTTCAAATAAATCAAGCATCGCTGTTTCTTGGTTTGGAGTAAGAGTTCCATTTGCCATAAGAATTTTCATTTTAACTTCAAATGCTTGTGCTTCTTTTCCTCCTTTAAACCCTGCCTCTGTATAATTATCTTTACCAAGTCCAAGGAATGCCCCACCATCACTGTACTTTGCAAGTCTGTCTTGCACTGTTTGTGCTTGTGTTGCCTGTTCTGTATTTGCATACTTATCAGTTACTGATCCAGATAGGCCCTGCATGTATGCTGCTTCTCTTTGATTGCCTGCTCCCCAAAGTTTATAAAGACCAAGAGTTAGAGCATCCATAGTTGTATTTTGATATTGAATATTTTCTGTAAATCTTTTCATTGCATTATCTGTTGCATTAGCAACAAGATTATTCATCTGAAATTCTGCATCATTTGATTTTTGTTTTAATGCTGTTAATTTTTCTTCAAGTTTAACTTGTGCTTCTTTATTTTTGGTTTGTGCAATTTGTGCTTCTAGTGCTCTAATTTCATCATCGTATCTTTTAGCAACAGCATCTGCTTGCATTTGAGCCATTTGTACAGCAACTGCATCTCTTGCTGCTAAGTCTGCACTTTCAACTGCTCCCGATAATCCCTTAGATTTTGCTACATCGATTGATTGAAGTGATTTTACAGCGTTTTGTTCTGAAGATGCTACAAGTCTCATCCCAACAACCATTGGATCTTTTACAAGATCTTCTCCATTAGGTCCAATTATTGATGAAAGGTTTGCATCAATTTTAATTCCAAGAGATGTATCTTTAAAATTAATTCCAATTTGATAGGCAATATCTTGAGCCTGTGCTGCAGTCAAAACTCCATCTTGAACATATGCTGCTATCTCTGTTGCAAAGGTTGCTGCTGCTTCTTTTGCTCCAGATTTTTGAACATTGGCTTGAAGGGTTTTTGACATAGCCTTTCCAGTCTCTGACTGCATGAACGTGTCACCAAAAGAAGATCCTGCTCTATCTCTAACAATATAATCTCTTGTTGTTCCATTAGATCTTTTCTTGGCCATAATTTCAGAAGCACCAACTTTGCCAGTTATTGCTCCAATCTCTGCCATCTTCTTTGTTGAGGCAGATGTTTCACGAACGAACTTTGCCTGTGCTGCATACGATGCTTGAAGATGTTTATTTAATGCAAATAATCCAACACCAACTGCTGCTATTGCAGCAACTGCTATGCCTACTGGCCCCATTCCTGCAATGGCTGGTGCAAATTGTGCAACTGTTGCTGCTGTTCCTAATGCTGCCGTTACTTGTGGTGGTGCTCCTACCATACCAGCAACCATTGTTGCTGTTCCTAATGCCCCTGCTGCCTTACCAGAATATTTTCCAACCTTTTCTTTACGCATACCACGTTTCTTTTTAGTTAGTTGTTTTTGAGTAAGTGTTGTTGGTTGTCCTGTTTCTGGATCAAATAAGATCTGTCCCTTTTTATTTCTTGTATATGTAGATGCTTCATTATACGCTTCTACTGAGCCCATGGCTTTTGCTGGGTCTATATATTTAGCATCTGATTGATTACCTGCAGGAATGATTCCATTTTCTGCTGCTAATCTTGCTGCCTCATCCGCATTCATTTTTGTAAGTCTATCTCTTTGTATTTTCTTTTGCTTCTCAATATCATCATTAAGGTTAGCAATGTTTTCTGAAGACTTTGCAATATCATCTTGTGCTATTCCAGTTTGATCTGTTGACTGAAGAACATCATTTAGATTTCCTGTTGTTGCATCTGTTATCTGTGCACCAGTTAAAAGGTTTCCTACAGTTTGTGTTTGAGCATCAACGGCATCTCCAGTTATACTTGCAAGTTCATCTGTGTGATCTGCAACTAGGGTTGTTGAATCTGCTACATCGTTTATTCCATTGACAACTCTTTCTTGCTCTCCGCCCTTACCAATATTAATTGTATTGCCTTTAATCTTTACTCTAGATTTACTTTCATCCTTAATTTGTTGAACTACCTGGGATTCTGCTGCTACGGCTTCTTCAGTCTTAATTGCTAGTTCTTCTGCTGCTGCAGCAGTTTTTTTAGTTGAAGAAATAATTAATGATGAGGTTTGAGATGGTGCCGAAGTTTCTAGTGGTAATCCAACTGCTCCTGTTGCACCAAGTTTTCTTCTTTGTCTATCTTGAGATTTAAGAATTTGTCTTTGATCACGCATGTCTGGAGTATTAATATCATCATAGAATGCCTTATTTCCAAGATCCATCTTGTCGACCTTGGCTTGTGTTTGTGCTGCTGTTGGAACTGCAGAACTACCAAGTTTTGATGATTGTGCAGATACACCTGCTTGTCCTTCTTCCATTCCAGCAATAAGACCATCTGTAATTTCTTTACCAGCCTTGATACCTTTTTTAGATGGAGACTTAGCATCAGTACCTTCTGGTCCTCTTAATCCATCTACGGCTGCCTTACCAACTTTTGCACCTTCTGTTGATGCTTTTGCCTTATCTTCTTCTGTTGCTTGTACAGTTGGAGATGAACTTGAGTCTAATCTCTTTTTTCTTTCAGCATCTGATAGTGGAACAAAACCTTTACTTGGATCTACCCCTGCCTCATTTCTCTTGCCAAATCTTTTTGTAAGTGCAACTTGCCCTGATGCACTTCTTTCTTGTGTAGACCTTGTATCTTCTGGGGCTACTCTTGGATATTTTACACGAAGTTCTGCATCACTAATAGTTGCAAGGGCTGTTTTTTCAAAAGCAGGAGAGGCGACAGTGCCTTTGTTTTTTGAAGTTTCTTTAGCCATAAACTGTTTGTCCCTAAGCATTTGCCCAAGAACATCTTTTTGTATTTGAAGTTCTGATTCACTAAGAGCACTATTATCATTTATTTTTTGTGTTATAGTTGTAATTTGTTCTTCTGTTGCACCAGATCTTTTTAATGTTTCTAGATATAGATTTCTGGCTGCCTCGCTTTTTTTAAGCATTTCAGACAACTCATTTTCATTGTGTGTCTGCATATCATAAAAATCTTTTGACCAGCCTTCTTTTGTGCTTTTTGCTGTAGAACCAATTGTGCCGATGTGTGCCCTATCTACCTGTCGTTGAGTTTTTGTTAACTCTGGACGTTCTGATTCCAGTTTATCAGCAGTCTCATTAACAATCTTATCTAGTCTTTCAAACTCTGCCAACTGTTCTGGGCCTTGTTTAGCAGATTCTTTCTCTAAAACCCCTACTCCAGCCTCACTTGCTGAATGCCCAGCAATTTTTTGCTTACCTGTAAACCCTGATGCTTGATTGATACTATCAGAAGAAAGGGCTATACCCGTCATTCCTTCTGTTACAATTCTTAATTCTGAAAGGAACTCAGTAAGAGATATCTTTGATTCGCCTGCTAATCTTGCAAAAACCTCTTCAAGAACCTGTGCTCCATTTTCAACGCCTAATGTTTTTTGATCAAGGGTATCTGAGGTTGTTTGCATTCCTGCAATAATTTTTGTTATTGCTGTAATATTTTTTTCTGATTCTGGCTTTATTCCTAGTTTAAGTTGTTGTCCGCCAACATCAAACATAACTCCGCTAGATTGTTGACCCGCAGATTGTGATTTACCAGTTCCTGTTCCATATCTTTTTACTGATCCATTTTGAAGTGCTGCAATTAATTCTGGATTTTCTTTTACAGTTTGCTTAGTAAGAACAACTTCGCCTGGAGTAAGCATTGCTGGGACTGTGTCACTATTTCCAGTACCTGGAACAACTCCACCAGTTGCAAACTTCTTAGGAGGTAAGCCTGCTACTGCTCCTGCTGGTCCTGGGACTGTGTTAAATAATCCTGGAGATGATGAAGCAAGTGCTCTTGCCTGACTTGCTGCATTTCCATATGCTGCTGCTAAAGCATTGACAGATGTTGACTCAACATTAAATGTAGAAATTAATTGATTATGTGATGTATGCAATGCATTTGTTTCTGCAAGATTTTCAGTTTCTTGATTAGTTAAATAGTCAAACCCTCCACCAAGAACATTGTTTGATCCATTAAGTTTAGCAATTCCTCCACGAAGCATAGCAAAGAATTTAATAAGGTTAGCAGCACCGTTAGCAAGAATACCAAATGTCATTAAAGCAATTGGGGCTAGACCTCCAATTACTCCAATCATAATTGTTATTACTTTTTTAGTTCCATCACTAAGTCCATTAAATTTTTCTAAAATCTTTCCAACAAAATTAACTATGGGGGTTACTGCCTGCAAGAATGCTTTACCTACTGGGACTAATTGAAGTTTTAGGTTTTCCATAGACTTCTTAAATTTGTTACCAGTCATATCTTCAACCTTGCCAAGTTCTCGCTCAGATAAGATTGCTAACTCTTCAACTGATGCTCCTGCAAGTCCAAGTGCTCTGGCAGCCTGTGATGAATCTTTTGTAACGTTTTGGAATAGTGTAGATAGACGAGCAAACTGGAACTTACCAAATAGTTGTTCAATTGCACGAGCACGGTTAAGTGGATCAAGAGTATCTAATGCTCTTGCAAACCCTACTACAGTTCCTTTTAAATCTCCAGAGTTTGCTTCTACAATACCCTTAATATTAATACCAAGACCCGCAAGCATTTCACTTGCTTTCTTTGAAGGATTGATCATGGAAGCAAGACCAGACTTAAGTGCGTTAGCACCTTCAGATGCGTTAATTCCACCTTCCTTCATTGCAGTCATAAAGAATGCAAGATCTTCTACAGAACCTCCAAGTTGCTTTATAACTGGTCCAGCCTTTGGAATAGCAATAGTTAAATCTTCAATAGAAAGTACTGTCTGGTTTTCAACTGCGTTAAGAAAATTAATCTTCTTTGATAAATCTTCTGAAGCAATACCAAAAGCATTTGTAAGAGATATTGTTGTTTCTAGTGCTTGCTGCTGTTCAACTTGTCCAAGTACTGCAAGTCTGGTTGCTTGAATAACCTGTGCATTTAAAGCGTTTCCAGTCAGACCCATGGCTGCTGCTTTTCCAGCCATTTCTATAGTATCTTTTATTCCAATTCCATACTTAGTAAATTCTTTTGCAAGGAGTTGAATATCTGCAATTGCTTTATTTGTAGCATCATTGCCAGTAGTTATATCTCCATATACTCTGGAGAACTTTGTTACTGCCTGCTCCATTTCCATGAATGTCTTTGCTGCTGTTGAGCCAAGAATAGAAAGTGGAATTGTTAAACCAACCATCAACTGGCGACCAGCCCACTGAGTATTCTTACCAAAGTTTAGAAGTTGGGTTGAACCCTGTTTAAGCAATTGATTAAGAAACTGCTGTCTTTGTGCAGCCATCTGCATACGAGTTGCATAGTCCGCATATTGGCCATTGACCATCTTTAGGTGTTTTGGAATAACCTGAAGAACCTTGATCATGTCTCCGTTTGCAGCCTGCATTTGTATATACTGAGACTGTAGGAGTTTTACTCTATCCTTACTAGCACGAACCAGTGTTTCACGTTCTTGTGCAAACATGCCTTTAAATACTCTGGTATTTTGTGATGCTGCTGCTGCAGTATATCTAAAATACTGTCGCATTGAAAGTTGATTTTTTTCAAGCGCGGATGTAAATGAGGATGTACTTGTGGCTACATCTTTTTGAGTTGCAACAAATTTTCCCGTTGCATTAATTGCTTGAACTAGTTGAGCATTGAGACCCTTTTGGGCATTCATTGCTGAAATATTGCCCTGAGTTAGGGTTTGATTAAATCGGCTTAAGCCTGATTGTAACTGACGTAATTGTGCTAATGCTTGACTGGTATCAAAGTTAATACCTATATTTGCATTTACGTCAGCCAATCAGCACACCTCTTTACTTGATTGAGTTTAAAAGACCTGTTGCATCAGAGAGGTTCATCCCTGAAGCAGCATCAATGATCTTATAGACTGTAGGAAGATCTAAATTTTCCTCAATCGCCTCTCTGTTGTCTGCTAGTGCAGGCAAGTATTGTCTAAATGCAATTTGTACACAGTCTATGAGAATATCCATTGACTTGCTATTATCATCTGCAACTTCTTGCAGTTTTGTAAAATGTTCCATAAAAGGTTTAAGCAAAGATATTTTTAGTGGCTTAATCTCAAACTTTGTTCCATCCATAAGGGACAGTTGGTTCTTACTTTCAACTTCTTTAACCATTATTTCCTCCATTGTAGTTGTTTAATTATACCATAAACAGGCGTGTTTCTTAGTCTACTTTTTCGTATTCTAAGCCCAAGCCAATTCCAAAACCAGCCTTATGTGCACTAATGCCTTGAAGTGCAAGAATGTCTTTAGAATTTTCTGCTTCACCTTTGCTAAAGACCCTGGCTTTCATTTCTTCCCAAGGATCTCCTTTATCAGCATTTTTGTCTAGGTCGACACCCTGCATTGCTGCAAGGAATTTCTTTTCATCATAGTTTAATTCTCTACTAGTAGAGAGGGTTATCATTAACTCTGGCATAGATAAAGATGTTTCTAGTTCATTGTAGTCTTTCCAAATCCCCAGCAAAAATACTTCTGCTTCTAACTTGGCAAGATCCAACTCTTCCCAAGAAGATCCGCTATCAACTGCCTGTTTCTTTACTGGCTCTTCTGATTTATCATTAATTTTAATACCAGCAGTGATATCTAGAATATCATAAATATCCTGTAAGTTAACATATTCCTCTAGCATTTCTTGAGTCTCTGTAATTTCTGGTCTAAACTGTCTCATACAAATTCTTGCACATTTTGACAATGCCACTATAGCCTCTAGATCACCTTGAGCATTTCTAACTTCATCAAAGTTGTCCATTAACTGTCTAAGATATTTTATCTTAAGAGGAGACAACTCTATTTCTACCCCATCTTGAAGAGTAATACTTTTTATATTATAAACAGTTGTTGCCATATATATAGTATAACAGAAAAGCCCAGACTTCTTAGGGTCTGGGCCAAACTGTATATATTAAGTTATATTATGCTAGGTCTGTACGGTCTACGATCTTACCGTATGAACCGTCATTGTTTGGTAGCAAACGGAATGAAACTTCAAACATTGTTGCTTCATCACGCTTTGAAGATACAGATACATTCTCGATTGAGATTGCACGATATGCTGAGTAGATACGCTCTACTGCAGCATCTGCTCCACCATATCCTGAACCAACTGCAACAAGACCACGCTCAACTGGGACATCGCCCAAGTCTCCTGCAGAAATATTAAGTTCAGCAATATCTGTAACAGTGTTATCTAGATCTGTGTCTGGACGAGCAATTGCAATGAGAAGGTTTTCTAGAGTTGCCTCTGCGAAAGATGTCTTCATTGTTACCTGCATGCCCTGCTTAAATAGTTTTGCTACGTCAAGAACCTGATCTACCTTAACTTCACCGAAGTCTGGTTGGAACTGTAGTTCTAGTCCGTTGCTTGTATAACCAACATTTGTAAATCCTGTTGGACCTGTAGTTGCTGATAGTGTATCAACATACTTTGTCGCAGGTACAAATGATGGTGTTGATGCCATAGTTCCAGTTGCGTTCTTTACGAACAGTGCTGCTGCACCAACAATAATGTTGCTGGAATTACCTTTTGTATATGCCATGTATTTCACCTCTTTTTTTTCTTTTAGATTAAAAGGGCTTGTTTCCTCAAGTTAATTATACTACCCTTTTTAAGCGATTACTGAGTCTATAATGTCTTGCGTCTGGTGGTAATCGTAGTCAATAATTATTTTGTTACCCGCATAAGTTCGGGCTGTCCCAAAATCGACTATGTCTCGTGCCTCTTCTAGTTGGTAAATCTTAAAGTTGTGAAAATAGAACTTACAGGTCATTCCACCAACTTCTTTTCCTCTTGCCCACACGTTTATATCTTCTGCAGTCTCATCTCCACGGTCCATAAGCCTAAGCACTGCTTCTTGTATTTGAATCATATTCAAAATTGGGTTGGAGCCAGAAGCATAAAAATAGTATAAAACTTGCTCGCACTTAATATGTGGAAAAGTCCCTCTACGCATTCTAAACATTCTGTCATATACGGCCATAGTTCCTCCCTCTGGAAACTGTGTCTGCAGTGTTTCAAGGGTCGAAGGACCTGTTGGGAAAAATGGTAGATCATTAAAGTCTGTAAGTAATTGAATTTTTTCTCTAAGATATTGGTTAATCCACAATACTGGAGTGTTTAATACTGATGTTGATTCTGCCATTATGATGCCACCTTTGCGTTAGCAACCCATCTATATCCTGTAGATAAACCAGTAGATCTTCCGCCACGCTTTCCTTTGCTTATATTTTTTTTGTATACTGTTGGATTTTCAAAATACTGCTTAAGGCCACTACTATTTAAAAATGCTTGTGTAAAATATCTACCAAAAAACATATCAAATGCTTTTTCAAATTCTCCTTCTGTGTTTCCCCCTGGATTTTGAACAAGAACTGGCTTTTTTGTATAAACGGTTTGACCATTAACTTCAAACCTTAAAGCCTGAGCATTTTTTGGTTTTATTAAAACTGGAGTTCCCTCTTCCATAATTATTGCTTTATTACGAAATGGTTCTTTTGATCCATCCTTTACTGTACTTGATTGTCTAAAGTCTGATATAAAAGAAAGTCCAATATTGCTAACTGTATAGTTTATATCAAAAAGCCTTGCTTCTGGACTTCCAGTTTTATACCACTCATACACGTGATGAAGGGTGTTTGGAGAAACTCTAGCATTTGTATCTATAAATTGTGATGCAATTGCAGAAAGGTCCATGCCTAGCGTATCTAAGAAATCTTTTTTCCCTTTTTGTATTCCTTCAACAAAACCACTTGAGTAGTCAATTATATTTTTCATATCTTTATTAAATTGTCTATTGTCAAACTTGATAGTAATCATACATCTACCGCCTGATTTTCAGATCTTCTTATAATTAATTTATAATACTCTATTGATCCAAAAGGTCCAACAAGCGGATCTTGTGTTGCAATTTCAAAAATAGTAGATTTGCCTGAACGAGGTCCAGATGTTTCTACATAAACCTCATTATAGTTTTGATCTCTAATGTTTGTTATAATAACATTTGTTACTGAATTTTTTGCTTCAAGACTAGACATTCTTATGTCTGTTTTTACCCTGCCAATTAAAAGTTTTTCTTGTGTGATATTTACATTTGGAGTTATTTCTTCTTTAAATGCTCCACCTGCTGCTGTAAAAGAGCAGGCAATTGTTCTATCCATAATCCAAGTTTTTTCTACATTTCCATAAATTCCTTGCTCAACTACTGGATGATAAACATCTGCAAGCATTGGAAAGACAAAGTCTGGTTCTTCGCATATCATTAAATTATCCCTGGTTTAAGAATATTATTGGAGTACTTATCTAATATCTTATCCACTATCATATTTCCAGTTCCGTCAAACATTGACTTGTCAAACTGAATTCTAAATTGGTCTGTATTGTATGCTGTAATATATCTCTTGTAATAGTCTAATTTTCCACATTTAATATCTTCTATTAAAAGTTTTGTTGCGTACTCCACGTCTGAGGGAATTGTTAAATACCCAGTTGATACAACAAATGTATAGTCATACCCCTGTGGGAAAGCAATTGACTTATATCCATAATATCCAAGATCTCCTCTTCCTACTGGTAGGTTTGGAGCAGAGGCTTCATATCTATTAAATACGCCAGCCTCAACTCTTTGAATTGAACTATTGTCTAAAGTTATTACATAATCATATATATTATTTTCTTGATCTTCAATGTCATAAACTAAAACATTGTTTTCATAAACTTTTAATATCCTGTTTGCATCATGCCACAAAGGAAAATAGTCTGATCCTTGACCAACGGCCTGAATTACTTGCTTGTGGTTATAAAATCCATTTGGAATTATTGTATCAATTATTGATCTTGAGACTAACTCAAACATTCTATATTCTGAAATTTCAGACGCTGTTGTTCCTAATTTGTTTGCATTAACATATGGTCTAATAATATCTAGATTATCATTTAAAACAGTTGTTCCTGATAAATTTATAACTTTAAATAAAAATTTTCTATCAAACTCTAATTGTGATTGAGGAACTACATAAAGAACCTGTGAGTCTGAATTAGATGTTACTGGTAAAGTTTGGATTGAGTGATCCACCAAATCTTCAATATAAATAACATAGTCAGTGTTCGCTAATGGAACATCCCATGTAGTTATAATTGGATAAGGTGGAACTCTCAAGACCTCCATTTGATTTACTTCCCAAATTCCCTAGCAACTTCTTCTGGTGTTGCAGGTGAAACGTGAGAACGAGTAAGCCACTTATCGGCAACGCTCTTAGGGACAATGTTGATACCAACATAAACCTTGCCTACTTCTGGCCATGAAACATTTCTTGTTGACTTAATTGCAACTGTTTCCTCTTCATTTTTAGCCTTTGGTGTTTTAATTTTTTCAGGTGCCTTTGGTGCTATTGTTGCTCCAATGACTCCTTCTGCAACTGACCCAAGTGCCTGAACTTCTTCAGGTGCTTGATATGCAGGGGCTTCAACGACTGTTTGAGTAGGTGTTTCTACAACTGTAACTTCTGGTTCTGCAAATGCTAATGCCTCTGCTGCTGCTGTATCCACATCGGTTGCTGCAATGACTGCATCAAGTGCTGGATCTGGCTGATTGTAATTATTATTTTCCATTTTATTTCCTCCTTGTTAGTATTATATCATTATAAGTAATAAGGGGAGCAAGAGCGTTAACTCCTACTCCCCCTAATTTTTACTGTTTACAGATTATGCATCTGATGCAGCATCAGCGAATGCGATTGCATCCTGCTCTTCCCATTGAATACCGAAGCGAACGAAGACTGTATATTCTACAGTATCCTTCTTTGGCTTGTACTCACGGTTTACAGTGATATCGCGCTGGAATCCCCATACACGGTTCTGTGGGAATGTCAAGTCGACATATCCTGCAGGGTAGTATGGAACTTCTTGTACATCAATTCCGAGAACACGTGTTGTACGTGCTCCACCGAATGTCTGTGCTCCACCGTCAAGGTATGCCTGACGATTAGTTGGAGTTCCGCCAGCCTGTGAAGCAAATGCTTCAGCGACTGCGTCTGCTAGGGTACCGTTATTCTTAACGATTCCCTGGAATGCATCTGTACCAGCATAGAACTTCAAGTTAGACTTGATAGCACGATACTTGCGTGGCATTGCAAGAATGATGTTCTGCATTACATCTGTTGTCCAAGCGTTATTAGCGACTGTTACAACTGACTCATGAGCATCTCCTTCTGTCTTTGCACGGTGGACGAAGCCATCCATGATTGACAAGAAGTTTCCTGTTGCTCCATCGCCATTGATTGCAAGGTCTTCGATATCATTACCGAAAGCATTTGTCATCAAGCGTACAATGTGATCTTCTAGTGCTGCACCTTCGATGTTATCTTCTAGTGCTTCTGCAGATACTTCCCAGTCAAGACGAATCTTCTTTGTAGTCAATTCAACCTTTGAGAATGTTGCACCTGCGTTTGTGTAATCGCCAACTGCTTGCGCTGCTGCACGAATAACACGCTCTCCGACGTTTACTTTTTCGAGTTCCATTGTATTGGCTCTCATAGTAACGCGACGGCCATCTTGGGCGAGAATGGTAGCATCCCACACGTAGTCGATAAAACGACGTGCTTGCTCTGGGCGTAGGATACCTGATCCTGCCTCTCCTGAAGGGTTATCTGCATTTGGTCCAGACGTTACTGG